TTAATTTTCATCCCTTACTTTAGTCGTGGTATTTCCTCTGTAATTAGTGAACTCATAATATACAGTTTTAATTCTAAACTTCTTACCCTTTACAGGGCTCCTTTTAATATATTGTTTAAATGACATATTACCATAAAAGATTTCTCTATAAGAATATGCAGTTCCTCCTAAAAACGCAGCAACCGCTCCAATAGTACCTCCAAAAAATCCAAGACCACCAACTACTACTCCTCCTGCAAATGAACCAGGCCTTCTATCAGGATTTTGATAATAAAGTTTATAACTATCTGGGAGAGAAGTATTAGACATACATTTATAAGCAGGATAACACGCTTCAGCTTTTTTTGACTCTCCAATCATAGAAGTGTTAAAAAGACTAAATACAATTGCAAAAACAATAGCTACCTTTAAAAATTTTTTCATTTAATTTAAACATCCTTTCAAATTTCTGTCTCTCTTAATATATTAACAGAAAATATAGGATATTCAACTATTAATTGGAATTTATAGAATAATTTTCAATTCGAATTATCCAAAATTATATAATGTACACTTCTTCAAAAGTATGTATTCTCCATTAAAAAACTCGTTTTGTGGATCACATAATATTTAATCTCCCCTTTATATTGTTTCAAAAAGTAATTTTTCCAAAAACAAAATAAAGGATTCAAAAAAGACCACCTGTGCAGGACCACTGGACGGTCATACATTAACATGATTCCTCAAGGGGATCGAGGACGCATAATACGGATAAATAAGTTATACGTGAGCCGCAACTCAAAAGTAGTTATTTTATAGATTTAGAGAAAGACAACTCAACTAAAAAGTTGAATAATAACAGAGATGACAAAGTAAGTTAACAGACCCAACATAAAAAAGAAGATATTCTTTTTAATTATTAAACACTCCTATCAAAAAGTTAGAGAATTTAATACGTAACATAAGACTGATTATGACATAGAAACTCCCTAAAGCATATCAATACTTTATGATCCTTCGAAAAAATATTATGAATTATCTATATTAAAAGCGTATCATAGTAAAAATTGATTTACAATAAATAGTATGTTTGGAATAAAGTAATACTCTCATAAACCTTCCAAATACCAACGTTTTGCACTGTAATTTTATTGTAAAACACTGTAGAGCTTCACGAATTTACTATCCCGCTCCGTAGTCTAACAACAAAATCAATAAGATTCTTTAACTGAACCTAAATAATAAAGGCAAATTAAGATTTCTTATATAAGTTTGATTGAAAATCGTGTTTTTGCTTAGAGGAAAATGTCATTTTAGTCTCTTTTATCTCTCTCAAAATACGATTTTGCCGTTTTTATGTCCTTCTCCTTAAAGCTTAGAATAAGCATCATAAATTTGGAGAGGATGATATTTATGAAAAGAAGGATGACCATTGTTGACTTAACTCCTACAGCAAAAGATAAGAGCAGTAAAGTATTTAAAATTTCATACCATGTAAAAGGAGAAACAATTGAAGGTCACTATTTAGAGGTTCAAATGGGAAATGAGTTCGAATGGGTACTTATCCTCAAGAATTGGAAATACATAAATTTGAAAGCTTATAAAAAACACTTAAGGTTCCTTAGCCGCCAGCTCAATTCATTTCTTGAAAGTAAGTATGGATTTCAACGGAAACGAATCATTATTAACCACATTTCAAATTTAAAAGATCCTCATAATACCGGTGGTCTTTCTTTCTTGAAATAGGAACATACGTTCCTATATACAAAAAGGAGATGTGTGAAGTGAATGACATTGAACGTAAAGTCTTTCGAATCATCTTCAATAAGACCTTATCTCACCAGCCAGTAATTCAAACCAAAACTGGTCGGAATGAAAAAGAGCTACGGTAGATCGTAAAGAGCTTGATTGTGCAAAAAAGGATTAAATGGGACAAAGAAAAGAATAAGTGGATTGTATATACGGAAGATGGGTTTATTTTTTGAGGCGGAAAAGATAAAATGAAAAAAATTAGAGGAATTTGAAGATTTATGTAGAAAATCTTGATACAACAAACTGATAATTTTTGACTTTTATAACGGGGGACAATTATGACTAAAGATGCTTATTTTAAATCAACTTCTACATTTATCGAATCAAATCTTTCTTTAAGAAAACCGCAACGAGTAGCTCACAAAAAACTTAAAGAGTCGTTTCAAAATGATTACTACACACACAAAATTATAGTGTTACCAACTGGTACAGGAAAAACAGGATTAATTGGGATTGCACCATTTGAAATAAGTAATGGCAAAGTACTAGTAATAACGCCTAGTTTAATCATCAGGGAAGGAATTTCTGATGATTTTGATACCCGTACTCAATTTAATTTTTGGACAGAACGAAATGTGATAATAGATGATGAAAAATTGCCAAATGTTTATAGATATGCAGGTTATTCAACAAATGGAGATAAGAAAAGAGTAATATCCTACATGAATAACGCTGACATTGTAATTGCAAATATACATAAGGTATACAGTTCTAACTCAAAGAAAGCCTTAGTAAATATTCTTGATGATGATTTTTTTGACATGATAATTATTGATGAAGCACATCATTCTGCAGCTGATTCTTGGTTGAAAACACTTGAGCATTTTAAAGCTAAGAAAATATTAAAGTTAACTGCTACCCCATTTAGATCAGATGAAAAAGCTTTAAAAGGAGATATTATATATAATTATTCAATGGCAGATGCTATTAACAATGGCTATATAAAAAATGTATTTGCTGAGGACTATACAAACGAAAAACTGTCCTTTATTGTAGATGGTAATCAAATTGATAAAGAAAAAGCACTTGAAATAATGGATAAGACATGGGTTACAAGAACGGTAGCTTATTCTAGAGAGTGTAGTAATACCATTGTTGAAATGAGTATAAAGGCTTTAGAGGAAAAAAGAAGGATGGGCAAAGCCCACCATCAAATAATTGCAGTTGCTTGTAGTATAGAGCACGCAGAACAAATTAAGGAGCTTTATGAAGAAGCTGGTTATACTGCCGACTATGTTACTAGTGATCGACCTGATGAGTCTGAAAAAGCAATAATAAATTATAAAAAGGGACAACTAGATGTTCTAGTCAATGTAAATATGTTAGGAGAGGGATTTGATCATCCAAACATAAGCATTGCTGCAATTTTTCGTCCTTTTAGAACTCTTCCGCCATATGCGCAATTTATCGGTCGAGCTTTAAGAAAAATTCCGGGAGACGGAGTAATTGATGAAATTGATAATATAGCTCATGTTATTTATCATAAGGAATTAGATTTAGAAGATTTATGGGACTATTACACTGGTCAGCAAAAAAAGGCATCGATAAGACGAATCATTGGTAGAGAAGTAGAAGATGGTTATTTTCAATCCCGTGATATCGGAGAGGTAAGCACAACAGGCGAGATAATAAGAACTACGCGTGATTTTTTAGGTGACGGATCAGATCTAAAGTATAGCGAATCATTAAAGAAAATTCTTCAAGACAGAGAACGTCTTTTAGAAGAAGAAACAAACAAAATGAAACAAGCAGGAATTTCCGACGAGAGTATTGAAGAATATAAAAAACTTCAAAAACGCAAACTAGAAGGTGAAATTAATACAAAACGTGAAGCTTTGCGCGAGGAGTTAATACGTGAAGAAGTCCGTGTTGCTCACCATGAACATATTACAAATATTATAGTGCAATTATTTGAATCTTCTCCAATTGAATTGGGAGGTAATGAACTTCCAGAAAAATCAACTAGCAATATCTATAAATCAGCTAATACAAATGAAGCTTATGTCATTAAGTACATAAATTTTAATCTAAAACAAAAATTAAAACGTGGGATCGATGAATGGGAAACTTACGATTTTGAAGAAGCACGCAAACTGTTACCCAGTATGACAAAAAAACTCGAAGATAAAATTAAAGGAGCAGAAACTAAATGAAAAGTATACTAGAAAGAGCGGCAGACTTACTAATGTATAATGGACCAACGCTAAGAGAAATTACTAATAAAGCTTTTGAAAGTGGAAATGATTATCGAATCGATAAGGTTAATGGTTTTGATATATTACAAGTAACCACTGTACTCCCTTATGGCATCAAAGCAATTGATAAATACTTTTTTAATAATGAAAATCAACTTGTAAAACAGATATTACTAATAAACAATAAAGAAAAATTAATATTTGATAAATTTGCTGAAGTGCAAAATTTATTAGACCTCAAGGAAATTGAAGATAAAAAAGTATCCTAAATAATTATAGCCCCTCCAACCGGAAGGGCTTTTTAATATCAGGAAGGGAACCTTTTTTTATTTAACTTACGCATATGTCTTCTTCGTTTTCTGTTTGATGGTATTTTATTGTTATTTTCATTTACTTTTTTATTTAATATCTCTCCCCATCTTCCAACTGCTATAAAAATTGTAGACCCCGCAACCAACCAGTAACTTATTTGCTTTGCTAAAGATTCTTGATAAAGAGCATATTCTGTACCGGTAAATAAATAATGCCAGTTAGATACTAGTTGGTTATGTTCCTCTAACAATTTATCAAAATCTTGATCTTCAAGGTATCTTAGTTTATCACCTTCAAATTGCCATAAAATATTTAGTTTTTCGTCTGTGATATAATTCTGTGTATCCCCAAAAGAATTTGTAATAAGAGCCCATGCAACTGATACCAATAATAGAAAATATCCACCTAATTCTATAACCTTACTAACCTTTGGAAAAATTTTAAATAAAGAAGTTAAATATTGAAATACAACTAAAGCTAAAACAAGAAACAACACAAACATTACTATCATTACTAACACGCCATTACCTCCGTTGTTTTTTAATCTTTTTGATTATATTTTATTTTGTTTTTAAAAAACTATATTTTGGAGGATTTTTTAATAAATTATTCTTTGTTAGACACATTTTTATATAACCTATTTTACCCTGATCTTCTTTCCAGCAATAATAACATTTGGATTCTTGATGTTGTTTAAAGACTGCAATCTTTGAACGGAAGTGCTGTATTTCTTGGCGATCTTCGTCAAATTGTCGCCAGCCTTAATGGTGTAGTATTCCTTTTTTGCCATTAGCTTGCTGACTGTTCCAGAAACCTTCAACTCTAGACCAGGATGAATGAGGTTCGGATTCGTGATGTTATTTAAGCTTTGCAGAGCCTTCACAGACGTTTTGAAGCGTTTGGCAATTCCACTTAGGGTATCGCCTCTTTCAACTATATAGACACTGACTTTCGGTGAATAAGGTGTCTTTTCTACAGATGCCCGCTTGATAGAGCTGTTATCCTCAGCTTTATCGACTGAACCTTTGTCGTATTTCGTGAGGTCGTTGGCCTCAATCGTTTTGATCAGCTTCTCCGCATATTTCGGGTCAGTCGCGTACCCAGCTGCTTGGATGGCTGCTGCTGCATGAACATAATTGGTCTCGCCGATGACCTTTTTATATTTATTCCTGTCCCAAGAGACCCCGTTATTGTACAGTGTCGCCAGATCCTTCAATGATTCGTACCAAGACGGATATTTCCGAAAGGCGGCATTCACTCGATAGGGATTACCGTTTTTAAATTCTGTCGTCGGCATCTTGACACTTGAGCCATTATATGCTCCTTTAATACCGAAAAGGTTTTTTCCGCGCTGAGCAAGACCTGATTTTCCCCAATTTGACTCATGAATTGCTTGAGCAATAATGATAGATGCCAGGATGCCGTCTTCTTTATAAATTCGTTTCGCATGTGGTGCGATCTCGTTAATAAATGACATAAAAAACACTCCTTTTATAATTGTAATGAAAAGAACGCCTAATTAAAGGCGCTCATTTTGCAATATCATCTTTCTTTTTTTCCTTATGATCATCTTTCAGCTGGCTAAACCGATCAGAAAGGATTTTTGGGACCTTTATATCCAATCGACCAAGGTTTTCGATCAAGCTAATACCTTCTGTACCAATCAGAAACATGAGTATAGCATACCTGACAAACTTTCCTTCGTTGCCCAAGATAATATCCAGCTGCGTAGCCACAATGACCAAGGAAAACATAGCCCCTTTTTTCATCAAGCCGCGAAATGCACTCTTAGAGGAAACTTTTTTGTCATATAATGCAGCCGAAACGCCTGTTAAATAATCCAAAGTCATTAAAATCACGAACGCGATCAACAAATTATCAATGCCCCCAAGTAAATAAGCGATGGAAGAAACTCCACCGCCTGTAATCGCAACCCATAATGTATCTGTGTTGTGTTTCATTTTTTCTCCGCCCTTTCAATGTTTGTTTGGTAGTGCCCCCGTTTTCGATCCACCTCCTTATTAAATTATTAAAGGTAAAATAAAAAGGACTCAATGAGCCCTTAATTTTTAATTATTTGTTTTTTTACCCTATTCATCCTTAATGAGTCCGCCAGCAACGCCAGTAATAGCTATAACTTCTATTATTTTGTCTGAACTAGTAGGATCGTTACCATCACCATAATATTCATCTAAAGCTTCAATAAACCACTCAATATCAAAGTCTACAGTTTGCCCACCATTACTAACATTCGTTAATATTTCATTAACTATAGAATATTTCGTATCATCATCATAGCCAACCCAGTCAGTTCCATCAGCAGTCTCCAAATTCCATTTTTCCTCTTCTTCTACCTCAACTTCCTCTTCCTCTGCTGTAGGATCTATATATTTTCCATCTTTGGCGCTATCGTCATATACAATTTCATCATCTACATATAATAGATCTAGAGAACTGTCAGAAGAATATTCAACACCATATTTATGCTTGGATGTAGTTAATTCAATAAGGTTAATAAAACATGTGTTTTTTTCACCACAAAAAAAATCACCGTCTTCATATGAGATTCCGTTTGGGATTCCGTTTTTCTGTACTACTTTCACTACAGAAGCCAAAAATTGATACTGCTCTTTTTTAGAAAGATCGTCAAATTTATCCACAAGAGTTCCATTTAAATCATATTCATGATAAGTGGATTCATTACCTTTTTCGGGTAGTTCTTTAAAACCATAGTCTATTGAAACAATAAATCTTTTCAATGTCTCATCATTTGAAATATCAGTAATTACCTGATCAAGGTTCTTAGTGGTAAAACCACATCCCGTTAAAATAAGCAACCAAACCGCGGGGAGCAAATAAAATATTTTTCTCATACATCATTCTCCTATATAATTTTCACCTCTTCTTTTATCGGTTAAATAACATCTATTTTAAAGCTTATTGTTAAATTCTCACATATTTTTTTGTTATGGCATTCTTTAGGTACATCTATCACGAACCACTTTCTAATGCAGTTAACCTTTGCTCGATACTGACTAATCTTAGCTCTAACGCGTCTCTTTGCTCCTGTGTCCAATGCGCAACCTGATTGGCAGTATGCTTGCTGAAACTCATCCTTTGTCGCCTGCTTGACGTCATCCACACTGCCTAAGCCGACTTGCTAGCTGGTCGAATTGTGTTGCATTCTTCTCCGTTCGAGTAATAAAAAAAGAGAGCGAGAATTCGCCCTCTGTGGTTCGTTTTCGTTTGACTTCTTCAAAGTCTGTCAACGGTTCGATGCTGCCGTTTAAGGCGTGTAATGTGAGTTCTGGCATGGTATCACCTCTTTTGTATATAGAAAAAACACTCTATTAAGAGTACTAGAATGGTTAATATCTACTTATTCCAAAATTTCAGCAGCTAACCTTTTTAATTCTATACTGTTACGTGTATATCTGTTTATATTACCTAAGTAAATTCCAGTACCAATTGGAATTTGGGGCTCTCTTCCTATCATAATACCACATTGTAAATTCCTAAATATATTTCTACTAAGTCTTTGATTTTCATCGCCAACAAGTAATCTATCTCCCTTTATTAAAAGTTCTATTCCATTATAAAGTAATCGAGCTTTGTCTATTATCACCTTATTAGGTGAATCAAAAGTAATATTTAATAAAATTTTCCGGAATTTTTCTCTTATGGTCAAGGTCTTTCCAACAAATTGAATATCCCATGGATCAGTACTATACATTAAGCGATTCTCAGAGATCACTAAAATGAGATTATTAAACTGATCGAATACTAGAGCACTTAGCAATAAATGTCCTTTGTCAAGGATAAAACTAAATAAAGGAATTTCATCTATCATTATCGGTATCATTTGGTTTGGAAACTCTTGGGAATCCATTTTAAAAGTATTTCCTCCAATAATGAATTCACATGAATCTCCTTGATAGTATAAAGGCGTATAACTACTCTTTCCATTACGTAAATTAAATGGATTTTTATTATGTTTTTGAATCAATTCTATTGGTAAACGCCCTGCTGTTTTTTCTCTATGGTGTTGAGGACACAGGAGAGTAATATCCTCTGCGACATGTTCCTTTACCTTTGCCCACTCTTTCATATGCTCATAATCATAAATTGGAAGTCCACACATAATACAACCAAAGCCACATCTTTGTCTTACTTCTCTTTGTATTTGATTTGGAATCTTTCTTTTAGGATCGTTTGACATAAAGCATACCCCCAACTCCCATTGTTTACTATATAATGGTAGTACACATAACTATTTCCATATCCGTATAGCTTTATCTCAATTAAATGAACCTCGTTACTGCTGACTAATGCTGTGCAGGATTAGTTCAGGAAAGGTATCACCCACTTTATTACCTAATATGTTCTCTTAATCTTGTAAATTCTTGATTTTCTGTTTGGAACTATATGTCTAAATTCGTTAGACCTTTTATGAACAAAATCTTCACTTCTACTTACGACTTTATATTTTTGATCAGAGCTTGACCATGAATCCTCTGTTATGATTAATATGTTGTCATTTTTCGTCAAGAAATCCCTGATTTGTAATGATGTATATACCTTGTTTACTTCAAGATCCCTTGGTATTTCATCATCATAAATAGACATATCACCATCTCCTTTTCTGTCTATATTCGTCAGAAAAAGGAATTGTCCTTCTTTTGGACTATTACATAGAAATATAAATTTTCTCATTAAAAAAGTAGAAAATTTTTTCTGAAATGATTATGCCTATTCCACAGGCTCGGACTTCGGTGTAATCCTCATCACCGAGTAACGCTGTAGAACAATATCTCCAAGTGCACTCATACTCTTTGAGTTATCATTTAACAAATCCGCAATTTCTTGTGGAATATAGTTGTCCACTTGCGCTGTAATAGTAGTCCCATCAGTCAGCCGCACTTCAACATTTCCTGGTGCCTCACGTTCAGGTACGACTCTAGCGACTTGTTGCCGCTGCACGACAGAACTGCCGATCACAACCACGACCTTTTTTTGATCATTTAACATGTCAGCAAGGGCTTGAACAGAGTAATTTTCAAATGAATCTTTGATTTCGTTATTATCGAACAGTTTTATAGTTACATCCATCGTTGATTCCTCCTTTGATTTTAGACAAAATAAAAAAGCCCTTATTCAGCGCTTTGTGGTTCATTAATAATCTCTGCAGTTGTTAAACCTTCCAATTTCTTTTTCAACTCTTCATATTCGTTTTTCAGTGTTTCCAACTCACGCTTCAGTGTTTTCAAATTCCTTATTTGTGGCCATACCTTTGAACAGTGCTTTTTCATAGCTTAACTTTGATATTTGTTCTTGCAAATCTTCCATCATAAAATCAACTGTACTTTTTTGAGCCATTATTATTTTCCTCCCTATTTCATCACCATAATGTCAACGTAGATATATTCTGAACCGCTGAAGGTTCGATTCCCAGCGACCACAATATCGAATGTGCTTGCGTTGACATTCTCGGTATAAACTAAATTTATATTGTTTATGGATACACATCCTGACTGCCAGCTTGCAGTACAACTAACTCGAGGAACAAAACCTAATCCATGGGATACAGTTCGTCTCATTCGGTTAATCCCGTTTGTGCCATATACCGTATAACGTCCTGACCGTATTGTTCTTTCGGTGTGAACTGGAGACCCATTAAGATTCATCCAACCATGAAAATCGTGCCCTGCAGCACTATAGTCTATTACACCTTCGTAATAAGTGATTTGACCAATAGTATAAGGATCACCACGCCATAAAATAGCTCCATATTCTATGTCTACTAGTCCTGCAGTAAGTTTTCCTGAGAAAGTTCCTGTTGCCCCATTCAATGTTACTGCATTTAAAGTTCCGGCATTGACCGTTCCCAAATTAGCTGTAATCGCTGATAAGGAACTGACGTTTATCTTATCTGCTGTCACGGCATCTGTAGCTAGTGCATCAGTTGTAATAGAACCGTTGACGATTAATTCAGTATTTGTCATCCGCCTGATTATAATATCGTCTATCCATGCTGAACCAACCGTGTTATTGGAATTTAAATCAATAATTAAGTCTGTTGTCTCATTTACGGTAATGACGCCTGTCCTTTTCACCCATGTTGTGCTATATCCATAAGCAACAGCCGCTATTAAAACATTTGATTTGTTTCCAAATCTTAATTTAGAGTTATCCTCTGTTCCATTCCAATCCGAAGTACATTTAAACCAATATTCCACATAAAATTTTTCGCCAGAATTCACTTTTTGTGTTCCTAATAATCTAACTCCTTTATTTCCTGTTCCCCGAGATATTTTTAATGACTTGCTGCCGGAGTGTTTGTCGTACGAATCGATTGTGTATCCTGATGCCAAGCCCCATGGAATAGCATTAGTGTCTTCAAAATCCGAACCAGCAGCTAAATTTGTAAAATCTCCAATAAGCAATTTGTTTGATTTAATCATAACGTTTTCCGGTGAAACATTTATTGCGGATATGACCCCATTTTTCTCTACTCGTGCGGCAATCTGTCCGGCTTGAACGGTTAAGCTTGATTCCGCACTGCTCATCCGACTGGTGAGATCGTTCATGTCAATGTCATAGTCCACTTGTTTGACGCGGATATCGACCTCGTTCGATAATTGATTGATCAAAGATTCAGAAGTCGATAATCGAGAATCTAATCCATCTACCTGACTTTGTGGAACAATCTTAGAAACTCTTACATTTGTAAATCTCCATCTCCCAAAGTTATCCCAGCCGTTTTGTAATACCTGAACTTTAGCACGAACCCATCCGTCAGGTATAGTAATTATGGCAGAAGTGGTGCCCCATGTCGAAGTAGCTTTACGGTACGCTGAATGTACCCATACATTAGTTCCGTCAGCTTTTTGTCCCCAAAAGCCTAACCCTATATCATATTTTCCGTTCTCCATAACAGCACAGGAATCCAGTGATACAAAGAACTTATCGCCTGATTTTACTGGAAAGAAATCACCGCAATTGATGTCACGCCTTTTAATCTCACCAACATACGTAGTAGGGTTCCCGTTATTCGGATTTCCTACCCAATTCAATCCACTCCATCCGACAGAAGAACCTCCTTCGAATGAAGGATTTATGCAATAATTAGTTGAGTCAGAATTTAATGTTACTTTATTGTTCAAATTATTGAAGTCGGATTGAGATACTTTACTTGTAATCTGTCCAGCTTGTACAGATAGGCTTAATTCCGCCTGACTGACTCGTCCTTCAACACTATCAACATATGTCTTATCAGCTTTCAAAGCAATCGCGTTACTGTTTACTGTAATAGAAGCATTCGCTTTATTAATACGCTGATTTACTGAATTAATAGAAGACTCAACTTCTGTTTTAGTCGCCCTAAGCTGAATTTGTTGAGCTGTCTCCGTGAGGAACGTTTCGGCAGAAGAAAGACGAGTATCAATACCGGATATAGCAGCGTCAGTGTCCTCGGGTGCTGGGGTCCAATCGGTAGCACGGTTCCCTTTTTCCAATTTTGGCCGATAGATTGAGAGCGAACTAGGGAAAACTCCAGTTGTATTCTTGTACCTTAGAGTCAAGTACATCTTAACTGTATTTTGAGGAACAAGGACCGTACCGTTTATTCTATACCATTTATCATATGTTACAGATATTTTTCCAAAATCACCTGCGGTGGCAATATCATTATTACTTGAATCAGTGAACTTAACAGCAAAATATATTTCTCCTGTGTGATTAGTATTGAAGCTGGAGGAAAAAGAATATTCTTCTCCAGGGACAACATTAATCATCTGACCTCGATGGTGAAAAGCAACGAGTCCGTCAGAGTTGTTGTTTTCTCCGTAAAGAACCTTTCCAGGAGCGCTAGAATCAACTCGAACTTGTACAGTAGTATTAGAAGTAAAAGCGCCCCATCCGCTTTTGCTCGAAAAAGTTCCAGAGCCGAACAATAAGTTTCGTCCGCCAATCGTTAAATTGGTAAACTCACTCTGACTAACCTTCGTTGCAATCTCATTCTCACTCTGATAAATCCGGCTAGAATGATCATTTAATTCCTGAACAATGCCGTTTTTATCCGTTGTATACGAAGTAACGGAAACCTTATTATTTAAAGCACTGTCCACGTCTAATTTGGTGTAGGTGTTAGCTTTATCAGCCTTAGAAACAAGCTGTCCGTTGACGTAATCCAGCCCAGCTTTCGCGGCAATATCTTGTGTAATCTCTTGCACTTTTTGATTGTACGTATTGATATTGACCTTGCCATCCACAGAGCCAATACTAGGTGTTAATTGCTCCCACACTGAACCAGTCCATCTGTGAAAAGTAAAATCGGTTGTTCTTAACCACAATTGCCCGACAGCAAAGCCGCCACCAGTTGGCTCTACATCATGCCTAACGATGGACAATTCACGTTGTGAAACTTCATTTTCGATTTGTCCGATGGTCTCTTCCACTTGATCCAGTTGATCATTGGTATATTTAATTGCCCCAGAATCATCGGTATACTTAGATGCTTTCGACCAGTCAGCAGAAGAAAACGGCTGCCTTGCTGCTTTTGCAGCTTGACAACGCATGATATCTCCAGAATTACCTTGTGTCCACAAATCCCCTACCTCGTAAGGAGGAATAGGCTGGTTAACAAATACACGCCTTTTTGAATCTGCTGTATCCTGTGCTTTAGAGGCATCCGAAAGTGCTTTTGTAACATCATTATCCGTGAGCCTAGTCCATTGATAATTGGATCCCTCGAGCGTAAAACGATAGGAATAACCTGTTGATGTATTGTAAAACAAGTCACCAAGATGATTATTTTTCTGATCGTTGGTTGTCCAACCACTGGCTGGCACGTTCATCAATGACGGCTCATAATCATAAAACCAAGATGTGATATTGCCGTCTATTTGATTCTGGATTTCTGATAAATCTTGATTATATGTGATGGCATCTACATAGTTTTTGAGCTGTGAATCTGTGTAATGATTTGCCTGATCTCTCGCATAGTCAGCCTTATCTTGTGCGCCGACCGGTGTTTCTGCATTGATATCCTCAGCTTTTAAAGGAGAAAATGGGATCCATCCACTACCGTCCCAGCTGTGTGGAATATCAACAGGTCCACCTGTCTTAATCCAAATAATAGTTGGTTTCCCAGCCGGAGGAGTCGGGCTTTTTATAACCCTTGTCGCATAAAGAGACTGCAAATCTTTCCACAGCCGCATGACATCCTCTTTTTCATATTCAATCACTTCACCAAGGGTGTAGACTTTTTTCGACTCATCAAAAATAGATCGGTCTATTTGGATTACTCTTGAATCCAGGTACATTTCGGGCACAAAGGATTCATCTTTAATTTTGGCTGTATCACCGATTCTAGTTATCTCATGTTCGTAGCCTAAAATATGTTCAAGGGATGCGCCTTCTACCTCATAATTCACAGCTGCGGCGATCCGTTTTTTAAGCTCTGTTTCTCCCAGCTGCTTTAATCGATCCATCGTCATATTTTGATCGTAGGACTCAGGCTCATAAATTTCTATCAGGTGCTGCCCTTTTCGGTTCCAATTCTGAAAAGCTTCGTTGTTTGTAACTGTGACGGTCAGCCGCGTGCCGTCCTCCCGTTCTGGACCGATACAAAATAAAGCCGTAACCACCCGGCTAGGATCAATGGTTCTATTGATATCGATTAAATCTTTGCCAAATGTGATTTCTTTCCCGCGATTCATTCCTTGTTTTGTCAAGAAATCAACATAACGGCCAGTCACTTTATCGCCATCCGTTGTCACCCGAAAGACGAGCTCACATTCAAATAATGAGGCGATCGCTTTCAATGCCTCATAAGCGCTCAAATGCTTTTCTATCGTCCATTTCCGGATGCCGGAATATTCGACGATTCCTACTTGCCATTCAAGTCCTTCGAGTACAAAATCCGCTGCACTTTCTAACGTTTGTCCGTCCCGTTCTGCAGGAGCAATGACTTTTGACTTCTGCAAATCCGTGTAGGAAGCAATCGAATATATTTCTGTTTGCTTGCTTACGCGACTTTCATAAATCTTATCAACGATAAATTCCCTGTAGTCGCCTTCTTCGGCTGGAATTAGCAGGCGGGAACGACCTTGAATCTTATCCATATCGTCAGCATCGGTAGGAGCAATAAAATCGAGGGTTTCGTTATTGAGCGATCGAGAATGTGTGTCCTCAAAGGCAAAATCGACCCATCCGATGAGATTGTCTGTTTGATGATGTAGTACATGTATCATTTAAATCGATCCCTCCACCTGACTTTCACGTGATCGATGGTCTCTGCCGGATTGAAAACCAATGTATTCATCCCTTTTGCCAATTCAAAAAAGCGAGCGCCAAAGTCTTTTCGCATGAACAGTTCACCATTTTTAAAAATTCTCGATGCTTTGTGATCGAAAGTAAACGTGTCTCCGGATTCCCCGATATATTCGACACCATTTTCTTGTTGATTGACGGAAGATACCTCTGCTCCCCGAAATCGTGCTTTACCGGGAGTATTTTTATTGTTCGCTCCAATGTGTAACCCGACTGCCGCTAAATCTTCTTGATATTCGTTATTTAAGTCATTAAACGTAAACGCATATTTTTCACTTGTTAAAATTTCTCCGTTTTCGACTCTTTGCTGTGCAACATGTGCTGTAAATCTTGTCCCCACTTTTTCAATATCGATATATCCTAAGAAACTGCGAAATTTCCATTTTTGGTTGACGAAATAGGTTGATTTACCACCGCTTCTGATATTGACCTCGACTTCAACTTCTGAGGAAGCATGCCTCACTAGTGCCACAAGCTTTCCGATCGGCTGACCAGATGTATTAAGCAGATAAGCTTCGCATCTTGTGATCTGTCCATGATTCGAACTCACATTAAAGAAAACTCGGAAATAGTAATCGGATAGCACCGACCCGATGGATTGCATGACAGCTGGACCATGCCATGCACTTCCCGTTCCATAATCAGTTGCAACAAAATCGCCATTTTGAATGCTAATTGTACCTGTTTTCACACCACCGTCCGGTACATATGAGGCAGATGCCCACCCGGTCATCGTAGGAGTTGATTCCCACACTTTTTGATATTTTTCATATGGTGCTTCTTCTGTTGATTCGGATTTCCCTATCCGCATATAATCCTTTTCGCCAATAATGTCGAGATAAGTGGTCTTATCTTTTAGTTCGACCTCGAACATAGGGGGCGTTGGGAGTGTACCAGTGTTTTCAATTAAGATTCCACTTTGCAAGGTCTCCTGATTGTAGTAGCCAACCGCTTCTGCTGTCCGATATTTATAGGGGTCTGGGCAGATAAATGAAATGACACCTGTTCCATAATAAACTAACTCATCTAAATCAAAACTCCCGTCTACCTGAGCATAATAAATACGGTTTGGCTCATCATCAAAAATGAGTTCTACCGGATCATCGGTTATCAGCCAATCTGCCAAATCTTCTTTCAATAATTGCAAATCCGTCATATTCTCTGCTTCAATAAAAACGGGAATATCTAACGGTCTTGGCTCTATATCTGGAAGTGAATTTAATCCACCCGAGAGCCCAGGAACAGTTAGAATATTTCTCCGAATTGGTGCCCATCCAGGGCGTTTCCTTCCACGTAAAACAGTGAGGTAAGAACGACGTTGCCCGTTAAATGTGAAACTTCCCATTTGTCTTACCTCCCTCTTAAAATGTTTTTAAGCGCATTTCTTTAAAATCTTGCATTTTTGTAATATCATCCAACAACCACCGGGCTAACTCTCGTTTTTCAGGAGTGACAACTTGAATAACGACTGGTTGTTTAACATCGGATTCCGAAGGCTGGCTAGATGGGAGTGGAGATGTCGCAGCTCCTCTCAAATCCAACATTTCTGGACCTTCTTCCCCGACCATTGCCATTCCTGGCGAAAGTGTTACACCACCGCTTGCAAGCATCGGAATGTTCCAGTTGCGTAGGATCGCTTCTGTTTCCGGATTCGGGATGACCTTAGCTCCCTGAGGTAGATGCACCAATTCAGGTCCCTCTTCTCCAACAACCGAAAGTCCACCAGGAGCATTCCTTGTACCTTTTGCAAAGAAAGGCAATGCTGCCCTCATTCCTGCCGTTACTCCTTCCCAAATCGCTGCGAGGGTTACTTTTTTCTTCACGGATTTTCTGACTTTTTCGTTAAGATCATCTGCTTTTCCGTTATCATCAACGTCTACGTTTTTATTTACGTCTTTACCCAATTCACCGGTAAGGCTGGATGCCTTGCCGGTCCCTTCGTCAATCTTCCTGTTCACAGACTGTTGCTCGCCTTGTATGTTTCGAATTTCACCCTTCGCACTTTGGTATAGGCCTAATGCGCTACTTAAATTATTTAATTCCGTCTGCTGGGCCTTATTTAATCCGCTCTGTTCCCGTTTGGCGTTGTTTAATTCATTGATTCGGTTTTGAGTTTTTTCTATAGCTTGATCTAGCTGGGCGATACCTTCTGCACCGGACGCGTTAATGCCCACTTGCTCCAAATGTAGATTAATCATCTTGTCATAAAGCTCTTGGGTCTTCCCGATTTCTTCTTCCGATTTCGTCACACTGTTTTGTTTTTCAGCGACCTCATCGGCAAGCAGAGAAATTTTATTATTTTGTTGATTCAAAAGGAGTTCTGCGTTTGCAATTTCATCAATTGTCTTTTCTGCTTCTAAATCCTTTCCGGCGTTCAGCTCGTTTTGAGCCTGGATTTTCAAATCTGCAAGACGCTTTTCGGTTTCATCTCGAGCCTGCCTGACCTCGTCTCTTTCTGCTTCTTTCTCACGTAATTCATCCAATGCATTGATGTAATTCCGGATGTTCTCGGTCAAATTCGCCTCAGCTTTAATTCGTTGGTTCTCTAATTCGAGCGCAATATTTTCCCTTAGTTTCTCGTTAGCTTCACCGAGTGCGTCTCTGTTTCCAATAATCGAATTTCCGTGGTCAGAAAGGACGGTGGCAGCGTCAGGTACCTTATCAATAAGTTGATCATTCAACGAGAGCATTTCGCTCATTTCTTCATTGGACAATCCAGATTTTTCACGGAGCCTGTCCGCCTCATCAGTTAGACTTTTAATTTCTTCAGCTGATTTGGCAAATTTAAGCTCACTCTGAATGTCTTTAAAACGGAGGAGCTCATCGTTGGAAAGCTGATTTTTCTCTCTCAAAACATCGTATTTGCCGGTCAATCCTTCCAGCTCATGCTGCTGTTTGATCATTGATTCCGCATGCTCTAGGTTTACTTCTTTAGATTTATTCATCGAGTCCGCAATAGCGAAACCGGCCGCAGTTGCCAGCCCAAGACCGGTTACGACTAAGCCCATCGGACCTGTCATCGCACCCAACGCTACCGTGAGAGCCCCAAAGCCGGAAATCGCCCCGCCAACAACGGTTAGCCCGACACCAAGGGCGGCCGTTACGCCGGCAATCCCGGTTGCAACAAGAGCAGTAGTAGCGATAGTATTCTGTGTCTCCTTGTCCAGGCTGTTAAACCAATCCGTTGCATCCTGGACACCGGCAACCACCTTATCGAGGGTTGGGAGGAGAGCATTCCCAAGAGAGATCGCTGCAGTTTCCACGGATCCTTTCAGCTGTTCCAATCGCCCTTTTACGTTATTAAGCTTTTCAGCTGCCACGTCGGCAGATTTCACTTTTCCCATAGCCGTAGCCATGTTGTTGATTCCATTCGCGCCTTCTTTGTAAAGGATGTTAGCCGCACGAATAGCGTCCGTTCCGAACATTGTTTTTAAAGCCATCTGACGTTGCTCATCAGTAAGACTTTTCAACTTGTCTTTTAATAGTTGAGAGATATCTGCTAAGGACTTAACGTGTCCTTCCGAATCATAAAAAAGGCTATTCCCTTTTTCGGTAATAAGCCCTAAATCTCTCATTTGATTTGTCGCTTCTTTAGTCGACGGGGACAAATTCAGTAACATGGTTTTAAGTGAAGTACCTGCATCGGAACCTTTTAACCCGTTCTGTGAAAACGCCGCAAGGGCAGCTGTAGTATCCTCAAATGTTAAACCTATCCCGCTTGCAACAGCTGAGACGGCTGAGAGCCCGAATTTCATCTCGGAAACGGACGTAGCCGAAGCATTGGCTGCTCCAGCTAATAGGTCAGCCGCTTGCATGACAGATAAGTTGTCATCCTTAAACGCATTTAGCGCAGTAGAAGCTATTTCCGCAGCGTCTGCAAGCTCAAGCTCACCAGCTGTTGCAAGAGATAGGGCGCCGTCTAACCCGCCGTTAATGATGTCGGTTGTCTGAACGCCGGCTTTGATCAGCTCTTCAATACCTTGTGCAGCTTCAGTAGCAGAGTATTTGGTTTTTGCGCCCATCGTAACGGCCAACTTTTCAAGCTCTCCTCCAAACTCTTTTGCTTCGTCTGGAGCCATGACAGATTTGACAGATGACATTTGAGATTCAAAATCCATAGCGCTTTTGGCTGCAATAGCTAGCCCTCCACCAATTGCGGCTGTAGCGATTCCGAAGGATTGCGAAATATCCGCGCCGGTTGACTGCATACGCCCGCCAACCCGCTGCATGTTTTCTCCTGTGTCGTTTAGACTTGTCCGAAGCCGACGAAATGAGTTCGACTGCTCATTAATCTGCCGGTTCACAGCCTCTAACCGCTGTTCCATTCTGCGCATTGAAGTAAGCGCGCGGTTATAGGCAGATGCTGCACGGATGGTTTCTGTCGCGTCTTCACCTTTCGTTCGTTTGCTCTCATCATACCTACGTCGAAGCTCTTCAACTTTTTGTTGATGGACGCCAAGCGACCGTGTCAAAACGCCTGATTGTCGGCCAAGTGCTTCTAAACTATTATCAAATCGGGCAGATCCTGCTGTTATTGCCCTGAATTCATTGTCGAGTGCTCTTAAACGAGCATTTGCATTCTTCATGCCTCGAGTAAAATCAATATCTTCTAAACCGAGACTAATACGTAGTACCCCGACTTCTGCCATTTTGTCACCTCCTTATAACCACGAGACTTGATCGGCGTAAACAAGTACTTCATCTTCTTCATCCTCGGAAAGAAGATCAAATAAAAAAAAGATGTCCGATTCATCAATTTGCGTAAGTGACCATCCTTGTTTCACAAGATCGCGATAAAGTTTTTTATTCGTCTTATGCATTTCCGAAAACGTTACTTTTTTCCGTTTCCCTCAGCATCACCTTCGGTTGGTACAAAAAGACCGTCGATTGTACTCATCACTTGGTCATACGGTACGCCTGCATAAAACTCCTCTAGGCTAAATTTATCGCCAAACGCAAACACTACAAGTCCGGCAAACTCGTCCAACTCTTCCGGTTTTAAATCGCTAAGATTTTCTGTTTTTCCGCGAAGTTCAATGAACTTTCTCCACACTAAGCCATTGACAAATGGAATAGTAAAGTTTTTTTCTTCTCCGTTAATCAGTAGAGTTAATTTTTTCAAGCGTATTCCTCCTTTAAAAATGTAAAAAGAGACGGAGAAACCGCCTCTACATTAGACTTATGGTGTAGTTTCAGGTGCAGGTGGGGTTGGTTTGTAAACAGAATCAAACCAAATGTCGGCAATTGGATTCTCAACTTTCCCAGGGGCATCTAAATGAGCACGCCATTTCCCATCATCGCGGGGCATAAATTTGCCGGAAATCGTTGGTGTTTGGAATTCTGTGCTACCGCCCCTTGTATTGTGGGTCAAAGCAGGTGGCTGGAATTTCCCTTTGTAATAGCAGTAGTAGCGAAAGCCTCCTTGTTCAAATGGCAATCGGAATAATAGTGCTCCATAAGGAGCAACGTCATCCACGGAATCCTCAATGACCCCGTCAGTATTTTTGGATGTGCCCATAAGCAGGTCATATTCATCAGCCGGTAAATCTTTTGGATTGATCTGAACATCGATATCCCCAAGCGCACTTGCAACGTTAACAGCACGGTCATCCGCATACAACGTGGTAACTGTATAGTTAGGTGTGACTGTTGCCGAAATAGCTTCAGACAGCTTGACAGGAGTCTCGTATGTCCCATCATCTTTAAATTTAGCGAAATGCAAATCTCTAAGTCCGATCGTTGGCATTTCTTATTCCTCCTTCTTTATTGGACAAAATGAAAACGAAGCACCTTGTGATACAGTTTGGTGTCCGTTTCGTATAATTCGGTTTCAAATGTACGCGTGAAACCTATTCCTGTTAGCAATTCTTTTACTTGTTTCACTAGACTGCTATAGTTTCCTATGCTAAAAATATCAACTTGAATAGAATGGGAAGAGTTCAATTCCTTATCATCCCCATGTAAAGCACCGGATTGATGGTACTCAAAAAACTTGATATAAGTTGGAGGATTCCCATCTGATTCAAGCAGAGTTTGGAACCGAACAGGGACACCTATAGGTTTAAGCGTGTTAATAATAAATGAGCTTAAGCTCATAAACCTAAATTCCTTCTGATTTCGTCAGCCATTTCATCTCTTATGGTTCTTCTTTCACTCTCTAGAGTAGGACCGTATACAGGACGGGCTTCCATTTTCGATGTTCCGAATTCATGAAAATAGCCGTAAAAAGCGTCCCCCTGCTGATCTGCACCAACATCAACTTTGTCATTTTTAACGTCAGACACAATGATGTTATCGCGCCAATTCCCAGTGACCACAGGTACGTTTTCTTTTAGCTTACCCTTCAAATAATTACCTCCTGCTTTTAGCGCCTTCTCTTTTGTTCGACCTTCCGCCTGCTGGCCCATCCTGGTAATTTCACTTAGCAGTTGATTAAGCCCATCAACTTGTGCGCTCATTGAACCGCCTCCTTACAAACAATGGTGAGGGTCTTCCTGGCTTCATCATCCGGCAAAATCGCCTTGATCTCAAAAATTCTGCCTTGGTATTTCACCCGCATATCCTCTGAAATTCCTGTTCGGTATCGGATGATCCACCGCGTTGTGCGTTCATTTTGCGTGGCAGATGCCTCGTGATATTCACGGCCGCTAACCGTCTTAGCCATAGCCCAGGCTTTCATCACATCAGCCCACTGACCGTCTGGTAGAGGGAAGCCTTCTTCATCAACAGCTCCTGGGTTTATTTGTTGAAAGATGATCCTGTGTCTAAATTTACCTGGATTCATGTTGACGGCTCACCCTCTTCATAACAATGCTGTAGCTGTGTGATCAAGCTCTGCAAACCAAAAGCGAGTTTATTTCCTTTCCCAATTGGTTCTCGGTTTTCATACCAGTGGATAGTCAACATTTTCACAGCTAATTTGGCCATCTCATCATCTGGATTAAGCATACATCCAGCATTTTTAAGATATTTTTCTGCTGCACTAATAAGAGCTCCTACATCCTCATTATCTTCAGTGAAATCCTCTTCAATTCGCAGATATCTTTTTGCTTCATTTACAGTAATAATCAAGCGATCTCCTCCTTATCGGAGAGGGGGCGATAAACCCCCATTAATTCCTAATCCCTGCAGCTTTAAGTTTAGCCAGAAGGGCATTAAGATCATTTTTCAATCCTGTTACATCCGTTGCGGTACTTTCAGCTTGTGCTGCTACTTTTGATGCTGTTAGTTTTCCGTTTAGCGTAGTCTGCAGGTTTGTTATATCTGAAATGGGATGTGTATGAGAAGACGGAGCAAATGTCGAAGGTTTCCCTTGAACATTGTTCCAATCAACTGCTTTTGTTCCACCCAGCTCGATCTCCTGGCCATTTTTAGTGATCTTGCCAGGAGCGTTAATGGCAAGTTCACCTTCAACTACCCACTTATCCGGCTCCCTGTAGTTCTTAGTTGAACGATTGCTCATTTCTTACCCTCCTCTTATTCCGCTGCTACTTCGACTTCGCCTTTAATAACAGATTCCGTATCGACGGTTTTAATATCAAGGCGTTCTCTTACTTTTACGCCTGTTAAATCTTTACCCCACAGGTCCCCGGCTTCTGTAGAAAACTCGATAGACAAAGTTTCACGGTCAAAAATCGTGATAGCTTCTTTAAATCACCAAGATAGAAAGGATATTTATACCCTGTTGGTGCTTCAGGGTCGCCTACAGTAGCAGATTTTAGCACCTTGTTAGATACAACTTTTAGAGGGTACGTGCCAAACAACAATTTTTGAGTAGCATTAGTTGGGTTTGGCTGAAGAATATATTTACCGTCCCCGTCCTTTTGTTTGTCTAACCAGTTGAATCCATCTTGATTCGTAAGCACACCGGAAGAGACTGCAATAGCTGGATCGAGCGTTACGTTAAATACATCTTTAAAATCGTCGATATCCGCTAATGCTTTCGTTTTAGATCCTCCAAAACTAGCATCAAGCTCAGCAAGGATCATAAAATTACGTGTAACCCTAGCTTTTTTCTGGATCCAACTTGTAAGGTAACTGATAATTGCTTCCGATGTGTCTTGTGTGAGCTCACGGGTTAACTTAAGGATGCCGCCTTTTTTCAATACTTTGTAAGCAATATTGCGGAACTTAGGTGTTTCGGCATCAGGGAATTGTGCTGCCTCATCCACGTTATCAAACGGAACATGATCAGCTGTAACTTCCAACACACGAGAACCGCTTAAAGTGGAAACCGGCTCAACATTAACCAGTGGTTCAAGAGCATCAAGAGCACGACGAAATTCTTTAACCTGCGTTCGAATATCCTGAGGAACAGTCAGACCGCCATCTGATTCACCCTCAGCGTTTGGATCAGCCTCAGTCATCATATTGTAAATTTCCATATCATCCTCATTAACGGCTTTCTTCAAAAGGGAAGCCTTGATGATATTAACAAAAGCCCCATGCTGAGATTTCTCATTGTTAACAGGCTTTTTGACTTTATTTTTGACTGCTGCCTTTTCTTGCTCCTCCTGTTCATCAAATAAATCCTTAGCAAGATCAAATTTATTTTGCAGCTTTACCAGTTCTTCCTTTACTGCTTTTGCCTCCTCAACTTTATCTTCAGCAATCAATTTTTTAGCTTCAGTTTTTTTAGCGTTAATCTCATTCAACATTTTTAATAATTCTGGATTCACGATGTAGCCTCCTTAAATTTTGAAATAAAAAATAGAATTAGATTAAATCCAATTCCAATAATAGTTTTTCTTTTTCTGTTTTCTGATTGTCCACTAAGTTTTCGGGTGCCCATGTCTGTTCCTGTGCTTTTTTAAAGTTCAGCAAGCGTTTCATGGACTCATTTGCACTGTTTTGTATGGCAAATCGATTAAAAGAGAAATTGACTACCTCTTCTGCTTCCTGTTCCTGATACAGGACTCCATCAGCAAATCCTTGTTTAACTGCAACATTTGCAGACATCCAGGTTTCATCATCCATCATGGCGGATATTTTCGCCTTAGACCTTCTCGTTTTGACCATATATGCATTAATGATAGTCTCCTTTACCGTGTCTAAGACATCCGCAGTTTTTCTTAACTCTCTCATGTCTCCTTGTGCGGTAGTAAGTGGATTGTGAATCATCATGACACTAACCGGCGACATGAGTATCTCATCTCCAGCCATGGCGATGACACTTGCAGCTGACATAGCCTTCCCATCAATTTTAGTTGTGACCTTGCCTTTATGTTCTTTAAGGGCATTATAAATACCGGCTGCGGCAAACACATCTCCGCCGTATGAGTCTATCCAAACCGTAATATCCTTTTCGTTATAATGAGCAAGCTCATCTTTAAAAATGTTCGGAGCAGTAGCTTCAATACCAAACCACTCATATAACCACACATCCTCATCGCTTACGATGTCTCCCTCAATTCTCAATTCAACGGTTTCAGCTTGATCTGGTGTCGCAGCATTTACGCTGAAATTCCAAAACCTCTTCATGTTTGATCACCCCCTTTATCGTACTGCTTTCCAACATCGGTGGCTGGAATATAATTGCCGTTTACCATTAACACATCCCCACCCTCAGCAATAGGTAAATTTAACAATTCTCTTGCCTCGTTTGGCTTATAAATGCCATTATTCACACCTGAAGCCAACGTATCCATTTGCGTTTTGCTATCAGTACGAAGAATTACTTTCTCGTTGAATTTAAAAAAGAAGCCCTGCTCGACTTCTTCTGGTGTAAGAATCTTATAATTGATCTCCTCTTCATATTGCTTTAGGATAAACAACTCGGTGTCCACATAAAAAGAGAGCTGCTGCATTTCTGAATTTGCATAGCTCGACTTTTCATAATCATTAATCTGATTTGGTTTAATTCCAAAAGCGCCGGCGATCTGAAGAGCGCTGAATTTTTTCAACTCGAAGAATTGACTATCCGTTAACTTGATATCTAATGGTATCAGTTTCATTCCAAGTGGAACAGGAATAATTTTTCCGCTATTTTCTGATCCATTTGCAAACTGCTCAAAACCTGCAACAAGCTTTTTCTTTGCATCTTCGTTTAAATCTCCAGTATATTCTAATGCGGCTTTAGCAGTAAGCCCGCTTTTATACAAGTTATTCATAAAATTCTGGCTCTCGAGTCCGCCCTCAACTGTAGATTTTAGAATGTCTTTTACAGGTACCCCTAGTACCCCATCAAAGCTATATGAGGTCTTAAAGTGTAACACTTCATCTGAACGCAATGTATATCGTTCGCCACTATATTTATCCGTATAGACATACCAGATTTGCTCTTTAGCACCAAAGTATCCGGCATCGTCAATGTAGACTTGAACACTTTCTGTAGGCATAACCCACATGTCTTGTATTTCATAGCTGCCACCGAACCTCTGAGGCTTAAAGACTTTTCTAAGCCAAACATACGCATTCCCATTATGATTTCTATTTTGCTCTACTGCCGCCCAAAAAATGGATGGTGTCATTACCGGATTAGGCCTCAGTTTTAATAGCTTATGAGCTGCATTTGAATTTGCTTTTTCAATACCTTTTTCCGTTTCCTGATAATACTTTAATGGCATTTTTCCAAGCGTCTCAGATAACATCTTAAGGCAGGTGAAATATGTGACCTCGCTGAGCATATTCTTAGAAGTCTTGCTAATCCCTAGCCACTCTAAAAGTGTTTCGCTCTGCATATCTGCAGCTTGTGGAGCTGGGGAAAGCATGTTTTTAAATTTTTGATACATCCTACTGAAAAAATTCAAATTCTCACCTCCCTCACCATCCCATCATTTTGAGATATTCTTCCGCTGATTCATTGATATCAATATTATTTTCTTTATTCATTAATACGATTTTATGGGCATCAATGATCGCATCGATCGGGTCGATTCGTTTAATGCGGTAGTTCTTATCGATTTTACATTCTCCAAAACTATTCCACGTTAATTTTGCATTTGTTACGCTCCAAGTCAAAAGACCGTTTACCTCGTGATAGAGGATATTGCCGGCATCAACTTCAAGTTTAAAATCCTCTGTTGCCTGGTGAAGACTCTTGGCACTTTGAACAATTTCAATGCAATCGCAACCGAATTCTTCAAGATCAACCAGGAACGTATCCGCATTATGTGGATCATACGCGATTGCTTTAAATTTCAGATCGTATTCCTCTTTAAGTTTTTTCAAGTGTTGAACGATGTACTTATAGTCAGTTTTCACACCGCCTATCGTCTCTGTGACTGTTAACAATCCTTCCTTAAGCCAAATGTCATAAGGAGCCTTGTCAGTCTGTATATGTTCCATCAGGCGCATTTTAGGTATGAATGAATGCGAATAGATAAAATATTTTTGTTGATCATTGAATCTAACAGGAAACTCTAGCGCCAATGAAGTTAAATCGCCTCCGCTTGATAAATCCAACCCGACAACACATTCATTCCCTCGCATGTCTTCAAGGGTTAATTCGGTAGCACACTTTTTCCAATTTTCGATATTGATATAATCATCATCAGTTAATTGGAACCAGGCGTTAATCCGTTTTGTTAAAAAGTCACGTAGCTCTTCGCCACCGATTCTTTTTGCCTTGGCTGCGATATCCTTCATTCGGTCCACACCGTCAGAATCTGCACACACTAGAGGATTGGCTTTTATCCAGTTTTCTGAATCCCAAATATCATCATCTTTATCCAGCTGAGCGATGTAAACAAATTGGGTCTCATTCGAAAATGCGCCTTCTAAAAGTTTGCAGCAGTCGTTATACAACTCATAACATGGACTGTTTAAATCAAAACCAGCTGTTGTTATGACGCTAATAAGTGACTGTTTGAGCTTCCCAGTACCGCCTTCCAAAAGCTTGTACATTTGGTTGTCTTTGTGGGCGTGGTATTCGTCCACGATGCCGAGGTAGGGGCGAAAGCCATCAATCGATTTAGTATCTCTTCCGAGAGCTCGCACTGTTGAATGAGTCAGATGGCTAATAATCGTACTTTCATAGTCTTTGACTTTGAATAACTCCTCAAGGTCGGGATCCGCATTGATGAATTTCACAATCTCATTAAAGACGATTTTCGCCTGATCGGACTTGGTCGCTGTACAGTAAATCTGTGCGTAATTGTACCCATCAAATCCGCTGCAGTACGTTCCAAGAATGCCATTTAGCAAGGACTTACCATTCTGCCGGCCGAGTTGAATATAACTGTTACGGAAACGGCGATATCCGGTTTCTTTATCAACCCAACCAAAAAGACTTCCAAGGATAAATGCCTGGAAGTCTGCGAGTTGTAATTGTTCCTTACCTTCTCCCTCTGCAATAACAAGGGTTTCAGCAAATTCGTTAATCCGATTAGCCTTTTCCTCATCGAAACGATAACGGAACGAAGCTAAGTTTTCACTTTCAAGATCATGTAAATGCCTTTCACAAGCTAGTCTTGCATACTTACCAGTGACAATTCTGCCCTCATCGACATCAAGAGCATATTGTGTAACGCGATTCATGGACCAAACTTACTAAATTTATTCTTCGGTTTCTCATCTTGTTGCTTAGGAACAACAAGTTTACACCGAGAGCTTATAGTTAATCCTAAATCACTGGCAGAAGCCCTGGCTTGTTTGAAAAGTTTTTCTTGAATTTTTAAAAGGTCCATGTATCTCTCACCAACTGACTTCATTTTCATCAGCTTGACGCTTACTTTTTGGTATTGATTTTCAGCCACAATGAATCGAGCGAGGGCTTCACAGTCCAAATTCGTCATGATTTCGATGGCTAATAGCTCTAAGGAAATACGATCGAATTCAGCTTTCAATTCATCGGGCAAATAAGAAGGCGCCTCAACTTTATCAGCCGGCGCCCAAACTTCTTTTGATTTTCGATCTTCAATTTCATCCTTGGTCAAATGTTTTTTACCTTTCACCACGAGTAAATCTGTCGGTTGTCTTGGTCTGGCCATCGTCAGGCGCCCTCCTTTTCAAAAAAATTCATTTAGGGAGTTTTTACGAGAAAAAGGGCCCACCTGCGACCCCATAGGCTTTATCTCGTACTTTTTTGGTACCCCCTACTCACCAAATCCATTCCATTTTGCTACCAATTGCTGAAGCTCTCGTTGGGTTCGTTCTTGATCATTCTCGTACATCTTGTGAATCTTCTCATGTATACTGTTTGTCAGAGGGATGAGGTTATATAAATGCAACCTCATATTCCAGTCCTCTTTGATTGGCACAATGTGGTGGAACACATCGTAAGGTACAATCCGATCATAGATGTAGTACGAATAAAGACACAATCCTTTGTACTTTGAATCTAGAAACTGCTTCATTTGTTTCCATCCTCGAGAGTTATAGAACCGTTGCTCTTTATTATCGTTACGTTTAGCTTTGTATATCTTATGTCTTTGCTTCTGCTGCTCATTATACATCGCCTGACAACCATCACAGTATTGCAAACTTGCTTCAATTAAGATATTGCATCTAGAACACAATTTTTTAAGCATGATTAATCTCCCTTCTTATCATAGAAAAAGACACCCGATTATTGGGTGCCTCCTGACTTTATTAATTTAACTATTACTTGCTACAACATCTAAGTTCTCTAGTGTAATGAGGCTTATTTTCTAATAAAACAGAACACTTTCACTATATATTAATAAAATGATACTTTGCTATTGATATATATTGCTTACAATGGTCACAATTCACTGCCCATTGATATTGGATTTCCTCTATTTGATCCTTGTCAATTGCGGTAACTTTTTTGCAATTTAGACAAAATAACGGAAGTGAACCATTGGATAATAATCCTAAAAAGTACTTCTTTCCAGCTTTATCTTTAATTCTACTGAACCACTTAGTAATTATAAAAAAATTATTATATATTTTTGTGTTTTTCGGTAATGTCTCAAAGAGTTCTTCATATAACTTAATCACAATTCCTGTTGAATAAAATAATAAAAGTGGTATTTTGCTGTAGTAATAATCCCATCTCACTTTGTAATCTTTTTCTTTTAAAAATATATTATTAAAGTCAACACTTCTTATTGGTTTAGCTGTCGTGACAAGATGATTTGCTTTATTCCACATTAATTCAAGGCTAAATGGCTTATTATATTCGTACCTAACATCATAAAAAAAGTCACTAGTTATCTTATTGTTTTGTAATATAGGTTGAAACTCATTAATATTGTAGGCGTTTGTAATAATCCTTTTCATTTTTGTTTTTTTATTCTTTCGAAGGGACCCTATTTCATAATATTCTAATTTATTTTCAGCTAATAATTCTAATAATTCCTCATTATTAAATAGAAGCCATTCTAAATAAAATAAATTATCTTTGAATGGTTTTCTTAAAAGAGTGTATGCAATTGCTGTTTTTCCTTTCATTGAAGTTTCTAAAGATTCATATATATAACTTATAAAGTCAGCTAATATTGCATGGAACAATTTTCTTTTTAAGATTAAATTTGCTTCTTCTGAATAACCGTTAGAATTTAACCAACCTATAACATCATTAGTATCATTCAACCCGGATAAACTTGCCCGGCCTTTCTCTTTTATATCTAAACTCATCTTATAATCGTCTTCCATACACTCTTCAAATATGCTTAATATTACATCGTGTAAATACCAACAGAAATTATGATCTATCCAATATTTCTCTGGAAAATCATAATAGAAGTAATTTTCACTTTTATTACCGGAAATAGTCATTGAACCTCCATTCAAATTTCTAATTTAGTATAGTTTACAAATATGTAAAACTTTTATCTCTTCTTGATATATCTCTGTAAAAATGAATTTCATATGCTTTATTCCCCAAATATGCTATTATATTTTTATAAATTATCAGCGCTAACATTATATCCACTAGATTTAAGACCTTTAACTAAATTTAATTTCCAACCATTTGAAATATCAAATTGAGTGTAAATTACACCAACAATATCAGATGGAATTTCTAATTGGCCTGAAGGATCATCTTTTAGTAGCGCTAACACATTTTTTCTACTTAATTTCCCTATAAAATAACCTAATTCAAGTATTACATTTTGCCTTGCTCGGAAGTTATTTAATAATGGTTGTTGTTCTGATCTTTTAAAGCCAATGTCATCTGGTGAGAGAAGTACAACAGCATAATTACAGTCTGATGCATGCTTTTCGAACTTTTCAATAACTGTAAAACCTTCATCGTCCTGTTCGCTCAGAATAATAGATTCTAATCCAAGTTTTTCTATAGTACGAGCAACCGCTTGTTTCATTGCCTGATCTCAGCGTCTTGTCTAATTGCATCTAATTTAATCTCATCTTGGAATGCTAATTGTTCAGTTCTTTCAATCAATTCTTTAATTAAATCAATGTTCCTTTTATGGTTCATTTGAAATCCCTACTTTCACAATATAATCTTTTAATTTTTCTACATTAACTGGCTTTTTTCTTTTTATTACAAAATCCAGCTAAAATACATTGCTTACAATTTACCCGAAATTTTTGCACACATGAAAAGTGCCTTGGACGATACTATTACCAATCAATAAGTTCTTCTTTATCAATCTTGAAGGAAGTCAAAAATAAATCCAATAAATAATTGCACGCTTCTTCTCCCCCACAATATTCTGGGGACAAGGCTACAGTTATAACGTCCCAATTAGTCAATTGTTTAAGGTACTGTAGATTTTTTATTATTTGTTCTTCACTTCTCAATTTAGGATTCGAATCAAAACTATCCGAATCATTAAAATAATCTAAATCAATATCCAGAATAGTCTTACTAAGCTCTAGATTTAAAAGGAAATCATTAATACTCTGCTCAAAGTCTTCGATAGATTTTAAACGAGAAATATTTTTATCATACCTAAGAAGGTTTTCAAAGAGTTTTCTAACAATTGGTTTGTCGTTCTTAGGATCCTTTTCAATTTCAAGTCTTAATTTTTTTTTATTTAATTCAGTTTTGGAATCATCTGATATATAAATTACATTACCCACCGTGTTTCGCATGATAGCCGGCCAAATAAAATTATCAATGTGCATATAAATCCGATCTGGGGAAGTGCCTCTTGAGTAATCAAATTTCTCCCCAAGTTTTATGGCTTCTTCAAAAGAATTTATTTTATCTAGTATTCCAACTATTTCAATCGCTTCTGGAAGATCATCCAAATGAGAATCTACATGTATAAGTGTAGAATTAAGCTCTATTTTCCCCTTTAATCTTTCAATTTCCCATGAAGAGAATGCATAATTATGATCTCTCATGAAATAAACACTTTTGTTTTTTTGCCTTTTCCTCCATGCAGGATTGTTCTTCCATTCATTCAAAAGAACCACTCTCCTTCTAAATCATTATACCAAAAATTGAAATTGAAGGGAGGAAATGCAGTTTTGAATATTTTGATTTAAAGAAATATTTCACATTGAGTAAAACCATGAAATAAAATAAAACTTTTAAATGACCGTAAGTCGGGTCTTTCTATCTTCTTCTTATTCTGCAATTCACACGTTTGTAATCACCTTTATTAGTACCCATGATTTCTTGCCACTTTCATTCTTTTCTTTCTCCTCAGGAACTGCAAATGATCTCGTATTTGCACATCGTATCTCCTTACTGAATAATCCCCACCTTATGCTATTTGCTTGATTATTTTTTTGCAATCCCAAAATACTCCGAGAGGAATCCCAAGTATAGTAAGAGCGCAGGGTAAAACGAAATTACTATTCTCCCGATGCAGCTGCCGCAAGACTAGCGCGATCCAGGCTCAGAATGTCCTCTCGTATGGCTTCATTCGTCAGCACCCTTGTTCCACATCCGGATGCGCCATTGATAAGGGAAAGGCGCGTCTCCCGTCCGTCCGTTCGTTATCTGATAAGTAAAGCTTACCTTTTCGCAACAAAAAAAAAGGTACCCAAAAAGGTACCCAATTTGTTCGAAAAATGTCCGAAATCTAAATGTATCCTAACCTTGTTAAATGCATAAGCTGTAGTAAATTGAATAGCGGAGGTGATTTTCTTTGTTTAAGTTAGATGTTTCCATTACCTTAGATTTAAGGTTGATGGAGTTACTTCTAATTGTCATGTTTTATGTTATCTTTGTGTAAATCCCTACCCGGCAACGGATTTTCGTTGCTGGCAACTACAAACGCAAAATAATAATATAAACATGGATTAAACAAAGAAATCTCCTCCGGACGATTTAAATAATTCCCAAAGCAGTCGCCAGCCGAAAAATGGCGGCTCTTTTCTTTTCGTAATACTTTCCCTTTTTGAGACCGAGTTCAAGGTATATGTCAATATCATTAAGGTGTTTAAGGGATAGGTACTTTAATTCAATGATTTTCCTTTCCTCTTCGTCCAATCCGCAATTTAATGCTCTGTCAACCTGCTTGACTTTTAAATTATTATTTATTTTTATTCGTCTAAACTCTGGGAAAAGGTTTGTAGTGCCGGCTTCTTTTTGTTCTTTAAGGTTTTCTATTTGAACTTTTAATGCTACATACTGCCGTAGTTCTTGAACTACAAGGGACCTAATTCTCTTTTCATCGATGTCCGGAAAGAAAGATGATTGTTTAACGATCATGTTTCCCTCCATTCGTTGTTATTTTTATTTATAAAAGATATCAACAGTGCAGTAATTAAACACCACACATTCCCTCACCTAACCAACCCCTGTATCATTATTTAACCCTCTGCATTTTCGTTTCTCGGTTAACATCTTCGAAATTCATTTGATGTTCTGCCTCACGAACGGCAGCTGCAAATTGTTCAATGCCTGTTTCCCACAGCCCATGACGATCAATAATATCTGAGAATTCTTCCACATCATGTTCACGAATGCTCCAGCTGTCCGGATCATCAACGGTGCCATACACAGTAATCCATTTACCTTCAATTTTTGGATCCGGTTCTTCCCAAGATGTTCGGCTAAAATGGCAAAGTTCATGATCAACTAATTCTTCACGCTGTTCTGAAGAAAACAGTTTCCAAGCTTCTTTATTGATAAATAAAAATAACATGTAGTCTGTCATATGACGTTCGAATGTGGTGCATTTTTTGCTTTCCCTGCCCACTTGCTGCTACCTTCACGGATGTAAAAACCAATGTGATCTTTCGCATCTTTCAAATGCGGGTGATTCTCATCAATAATTTTTTCAGCAAAATTGTTTTACTTCAATTGATTCTTCAAAGCCTACAAATGCCATGATTATTTCCTCCCTTTAACTAACTGTTTTTTGTAAATCTTCTGTAATTCCGAAAGAGTCAGCTCGTACAATTGCCTGCCCTCGGGTGTTTTGTAATATCCAATTTCGAGCAATTTTGACTTGATATCATCTTTTTTCCGTTCCAGATACATCGATTTCATTAGAGGGTTCATAGCAAGCCTCCTTTCAATAGCTCTCGGGCCATATATAAAAAGTGATGGTAAATATAATTTCCGGTTGTGCTTGCTGAAAGGAAAACCGTTGAAAAATTATATCTGACTTCAAATGATTTAAGGCTGCCAAGCAACGCTTTCGGATCGTATTTGCTACGATATTTACCGTTCAATATTTTTTGGTACCCTTCTAGGTCCTCAACGATGAGAACAAATGGGTGCTTGGTGCTTCGAATTAATTCATTCTCAAACCTGGACCTATCCTTAATGGATTGAACAAGCTCGTCCACTCCGTTTTTTCTTTCAATGGCTGCGAACAAATACATATCGCGGGATATTCCAAAATCATCATTTTTGGGAACCATCGCCGAGTAATCACCGGTTTTCATCGTTTTAAATTTGAATGGAACATCTTTCTTTCGAAAGTAATCAAGTACATGCTGGTTCTTCTGCTCCCTGGTATCCACAGTGATGATCATACTATCTAAGATTTTCTTTAATTCAGTATCCGTATAGTTATAGTGAATGATGTTCATACTTTATTCCCCTTAAAATAAGACATTGCCCTTTCATAGATTTCTAAAGAAAGCTTGTCCGTTTCCTCATCCTCAAAATTGGAAACAGAATGATCTAAGTTACGCCATCCATTCTCCCAAAAAATACTCAATAGTTTCATAAGTTTAATAAGAGATTCTTCATCATGATTAAGCCAGACATCTATTTTTCTATTCATATCCTGCTGCTTCCCCATAATATAATTAATGACTTTATCGATCGTCTGTTTTACAGAATGATCGTGTTCCGAATAACTACCCTGTAGATATTGAATGATTCGTTTTTTATATGTCTGAACAAACTCTTCTAGCTCCGGATAAACATTTTCCGGCTTCTCGATGTAAAGATCATTTCCATCCAGAACTAAAGGCGATCCCAAGGATGCAAGATCGATGCAAATTTGTTTAGGGTGCAAATTTTCCACCTCATTTTAAAAAGGGTTATCGAAGGGTTATCGTATAAAAATTTTAGTAACCCATTAAAAACTCAATCATATCAAGGGGTTAAGACTCATTTGGGTTACTGGGTTATCAAAGGTTATCTATTTTTTCTATTTAACTCTATATACTTATATATATATTATTTTTTATTATTATTTTTCATGGGAATGAACAGAGAAAATTCAGTAACCCTCAGTAACCCCTGAAAAATGTAACTTCTCTATAACCCTTATATATCAATGGTTAAAGCTTCTTTCGATTAATAGAAGTAACGTTATTTGGGTTACTTTTTGGTGAAATTTCAGTAACACTTTCAGTAACCCCACAACCTTCTTCTTTCAAAAAACTTCCATCTACGAACTGATTTAATGTAATTCCATGAATAAACGTTTTGTTTTTCGCACCTTTTTCTTTTTTGAAACCACGTATTTCCATTTGGCGATAGAAAGCACGATTTTTCAGCTCCATTTCATTATTGGAATAGCACCAGTTTGCATAATTTTCATATAGAGATTTAGCCTCTATTTTCGCTTCTGAATGGAGAATGCAATTTTCGTCTATGAATGGACCTAATATATCCATATCCTTTCGGTAGCCTTCTGTCGCTCGTCTAACAGCTTCTGCTTCGCCGAGCCCTTCCTTCTGCCACTTCAAACAGCCTTCTACAGCCCAACGAAGGATGCCAGGCATTTCTGCAGCAAGTTTTTGAGGAAGCTTTTTATCCACTTTGTCTTTAGAGATTGTTACTGTAAATGGTACAAGACGTATCCGGCGCCATATCCCTTCATCACTGCCTTTAATGATTGGCTTGTGGTTGGTAGTAAAGAAAACTTTGAACTCAGGCGTAAATTCAAAATACTCTTGTCTCAGGAAGCGAGCTGACATCTTTTCTCCCCCAGTGATCTGTTTCACTAGAGACTCCGACAGCTGCTGCCCTTCTTCACTCTCAACAGCTGAGACAAAACGTGCACCATCCAGCCGGGCAACATCATTGTTTATGCCTGAATCGTTTTTCTTTTTGATGAAAGTGTCGCTGTTTGTCTGCCGACCATAATCACCTAACAAGTGCTGAATTGTATTGATGAATGTTGATTTACCGTTTCGTCCGTTACCAAAAAGAAAAAACATAACCTGTTCTGTAGTCTCGCCGGTAAGAGAATACCCAATGGCTTTTTGCAAAAACTCAATGATTTCATAATCCGGCTCGCCTTCATCAGTAATAAAAATACTTTCAAGAAAGGAAATCCAGTTTGTGCTATTAGCATCCATCTCATAATCAATTGGAGATATTTTGGTGAACAGCAAATCTCTATCGTGCTCAAGCAGCTCACCGGTCCTAAGATCAATAACACCATTGTTACAATTGAAAAGATATTTGTTTGAATCCAAATCCTTTTTCCTCACGGCAACCATCGGCTTAACATCAAGAATGCTATTCACCCGGATAGCGCGTTTTTCGCATTTCTTCGCCCATTCGTAAAGCTGTTTTTTTTGATATTTATCTTCTTCTTTCTGCGACTCTGTATAAAGAGATCGGAGCGTTTTGGCAGTGATTGCTTCAATTTTTCGTTTACTGTCTTCTTCCCACTGCTTACCGTTCCAGATTAGCCATTCAAGTTCGTTACAATATTTGATGTTTTGGCCGTGATAGTAAACAATCCGTTCAGCATTACCTAACTCAGTCAAATGAAAAGAAGGTGGCTTATCAATAATTTCTTCCGTATCTTCCACGGTTGATTCAACTTCATCCGAGATATAAATTTCATAAGGCTTTTCTTGCTGCTCAAATAAATCTGAGATCGTAGAACTTGCTGAAGCAATTGCGGTCATGATTGTCATTTCTCCGTATGTACGACCATCAGAACTATGCTGCCGATCCCATTTCTTTCGATAAAGGTTTGACTCTCTGAACATTTCATCCATTTTGCTCTGATTCTTATCGGTCCAGAAGGCTAAATGATTACAAAGGGCCATGTCAGTTGATGAATGATCATCATTGATAAGTTGACCATCGAATAATGATTTGATTGTGGAACCGTTCTTGCTACTAAACATTCGATCCCACAATTCTGAGTTAGAAAGCTGACTGAAATCTGTATTTTCTCTTGGAACGGATGTTTTTTTCTTTACTTTCTTTTCTGTTAAATATTTTTCAAACAGAATCTTTAATTCTTCCGTTCGTTCCTGGACATCATCAACATCAAGACTATGGCCAGTAAAAGTGAAATATCTTCCGTGTCGATATACTTCCAGGCCTTTATCCGGATTTTTCCGTCCGGTACCTGGTCCTCTTAATGGAAGCTTACCTTTTGCAATAATGTGGATTCCGTCTCCACTTGGTGAATACTCTGCATAACTGTTCATTATCTGAACAATGTCCTCAGCGAGATCGGACAGAACTCCATCAGTGACACATGAATCAATATCGATACCAATGAATGGATCATCTTTAAAGAACATAAAGCCTATACCGTCATATCCGCCTTTATTATAAAAATTAACGGCAGTATGAAACGTTGACCAAGTTCTTTTGTCATTTGATCGGGCCATGCTGCCATCGATCTGATAAGGCACCTTTGTTTTCTTTCCTTCACGTTCTTCAGACCGCCACAAGATCCACTGAGGAGCATTTTTTAGTTCATCTGGTATGTTCTTAAAATCGTAGTTCATGTAAACTCCCCTTTAAAAGAGGGGAAGCTTTTTACTCCCCCAGTGTGTCTCTAAATTAGAACGGCACGTCTTCATCGCTGATATTAATTTCATTGGCTGCCGGTGCATTTACCTCAGAAGGTTTGAAGCTTTTTACCTCCGGATATTTTTTACCGTTATACTCTCGTTCGCCGACAACTAAGCGTACTGGCTTATTGAGAAAAGCGTCTGCCCACTCTTTATATGATTTGAAGCTTACTCCATTGGGGAAACCGGCAGCCTTGGAGGCTTGATGGAATCTCCACATTGCATTATCAGTAACAGTGAAGTTATCAAAGAGTATTTTTTGGCCTTGGCAAGATTGCTCAACGTCAGAACGGATCTCATAGTCCACAATGACACGATTATTTCCAGAACTGGCTTGTTTCAATTCATAATTAACAACTGTTACTTCATATTCACCTGGCTTGATTGGTTCGAATGATTCACCTTTGCTGTGATCGACTGTAAACATTTATTTTTCCTCCTTGGTTTTAAAAACTTGTAATCTATCAAGTGCTGCAGTTGCAAGTTTGATAGTAAAATCATCAAGCATTTTATCTGCTTTGAATTCAAACTCAGCAACCTTTTTAGTCGCTTCATCATTTCCATTTGCAATTGCCTTAATCTGATCAATTAGGGAAACTCGTTTGGATTCTTCCTCAGCTTTTACATCAATTCCAAGCTCCAGCCATTTATAGAGATTACGCCCAACGTCTGCATTTATCTTCTGTGGATGACCCTCAAACAACTGGGTGTTATCCTTTGATGTTTCGGCAACATGATCGATGTCAATTTGGAAATTAAGCATAAATTCATATTCCATTTCATCTTTCTGCACCGGCTTAGTACCGACTTTTCGAGGAGCCATTTTCCCTTCATTATTTGGCTCAACAACATATTCTTGTTTGGTCCTAAGAGTTGCCAGGATGTGAACATCATTTTGGGTTAATGTTTTTACCAGCTTAGTTGTCTCAGGTGCCATCTTGCCCCAGTTTTGAAATGAGTTACCCTGCATTTGACCATGGGTTTCAACTATGCCGCCTTCACCCTGCCAATTGTGGGAAAGAGAATCGATAATAATTACTTCTGCCCCAGCTTTTTTCATGGTTAGAACGGCCAAGTTATATCGCTCTGTTGTATAAGGTGGCTGAAAATTAATGTGTTGAAACCGTCCTATTTTTGTGTCATCAAATACTAATCCAACATGAAGCTTTGAACGATTGTGTTCTGTATCGATTAGGCCGATCTTCTTCCACACATCTGCCTCTGTTGCTTCCGGATAAGCTTCCCGCATCATGCCGTAAGCAGTTAACAAGGCGCCGGCTGTTTTTCCAGATCCACTGCAGCCGATAAAGCCAACAACGGCTTTCAGTTTCTCCCGTTGGGCCTCTGTTACTTCAAACATAATCACACCTCCACAGAATAGGAGATAGATTCTGGCTTAATAGAAATACCAGGAATAAGTTGTCCGTTTTCGTCCACAACTACTTTCTCACCACTGATTTCCACAATCTTGAGGGATTTCTTCAAATCAGCCCATTTCACACTGTTCTTGATGTAATTATCCATGCCATTTTCAATAACATGCTGCAGAATAGCTCCCTCATCTGATTTCTCAGGAGCTTCCTTAGATTTGCGACTCTTCGATTTCCCATAGGGTGTGGAGAGAGTCTTGGCTTTCGGATCTGTATCCAGCTGTTTAGCATGAAACCCCGATACAAGGCCTTCAAAGAAAGATAGGGAATCAGTAATAGAAGAAGTTTCACTTGCTTCCCATTCCGCAATACGTTGTCTTTCTGTCTCAGCAAGTGCTCTAATATCTTTCTCCTTTGTTTTCAATGCAGCAATTTTACGGAAAACCCAGTTCAGGCTGTTCATATCCGTAATTTCAAACTGAGGACGGTCCTGCTGCATTTCACCATTAGATATTTCATTTAGTTCAAAGTCCTGTAAAGGATTCATATATGGCACCTTCCTATGATTGATTTTATGAATGCTCCCAGTTAGAATGGAAATGTTAAATGTTTATAATATTTTAGTCCACTTGGCAGAGTGGGCTAATTTTGTTTAGCCTCATCTTCCTCGTCTTTACCTGTGTCATACTGTAAATACTCCAATGGATACCCGTATCGATTAATTTCTGAGATAATTGGGTGTTCAAGATTCATGGTCAGGCACCCTTATCACGTTGACATTGATCCCTTTTTGCAGAAACTGTGAAGCTAGTTCATGCATCTGCACGACCTCTACAGGATGATGCATTCTTTTTAAGTCTCTGAACATCTGAATTGCCGATTCACAAAGCGATATACATTCCTCAAAGTTGTTATCAGCAATTTCTTCTGGTAAAAGTTCCTGCATCAAGAACTCAGCTGAAACAATCTTTCTGCGTGCAATCTTCCTATCAGGTGTTAAAAACTCATTTAATGCCGATGTATTTTTGACGCGAGTCAGTTTAATCACCTCCTTTTAAGTTGGCTATTTTCCAATAGCGCTGACGCTGACGTTTTGCAAACTCCGAGATATTCTTTCTTCCTTTGATGGCCATATCGATTTCGATCTGGATGAAAAACGTGGTTAGCTCATAGGCTTTATCCTTGGTCAATTTGTCACTCCCTCTCATTTTTGAAATATTTCACTGAAATGCTTATCAAGGAATGCAGCCATTTTATTCGCTTGAAAGCTCCATGCTTGTCCTTTGGCATTTGGATAAAATACAAATCCTCCATTTTCAATATCAAGCATTTTTCGAAATTTTGAAGGATAAAGAATATTTTCTTTTATCCACTCTGATTTTCGACGGATGCGATGCTCCAAGTCTTTCATGTTCCAATAAACGCCGGCTAGCTCTTGCTGTTTCAATTCCAATAATTCAACCTTGGAAATGATCACCGAGTCCTCTGGAACCGGGATCGTGAGATTGACATTAAGCTCCTGCACAATTTTCACCTCTCTTTCCTTCCTACAACAATCAAGCTGGATACTGTTCTCCTTCACTGAAAAGATACTCTACAGTTAGACCGGGGAAAAAATGCTTCTGAATTTTAAATATTTCAGAGCGGGTAAACTCCGACTTGCCTATCATTTTGTTACTAAATGTTTTTCTTGCTATGCCAAGATGAGCAGAAACTATCACGCCATCGATGCCTTTTCTCGCCATTTCTGCCCGTAAGTTAGGAAACATTGAATCACCCCCTCTTTATTTACCATGCGTGGTAGGTACGTGTCGATAATATACCACACATGGTAACTTGTCAACCGAAAACATTTTGGTTAATTACGTTACGTGGTATATAAGTGCTTTCTTTTTGACTGTAGCTAATGTATAATAGAATAAAATTACTACGTAAGGTAAAAATATTTACCATAGGAGGTAAAACAGAGATGAAATTTACGGATAAACTCGATGCGCTCATGGAAGAAAAGAATATTTCGAAGATGGGTCTATCAAAAAAATCAGGAATACCTTACACAACTATCGTTAACTTTTACAAAAAAGGATCGGAGAACATCAAATTATCCACTTTAAAAAAGTTGGCTGACTTTTTTGAAGTGAGCTTGGATTATCTTGTAGACGATGAAGAGGAAGATCGTCAAGTATCCAGCATTGAATTGATTAACCTACCGCTTGTAGGGAAGGTCAGCTGTGGAAACGGTACCGTGGTCATGGAAGAAATCGAAAAGTACGAAGCTACACCAAAGGAATGGCTGAACGGAGGTGAGTATTTTTACTTGAGAGCAAAAGGTGATTCGATGTCTGGCGCTAGGATTAGTGACGGTGATCTATTGCTCATTAGGAAACAAGCTGATGTTGAGGATGGGGAGATTGCTGCTGTCGTAATTAATGAAGAAGCAGTTTTAAAACGTGTATATAAGCAAGAGGGTACTTTAGTGCTTCAATCAGAGAATCCTAAATACCCTCCAATCGTCCTGACTGACGGGCGCGTTCAGATCGTCGGCAAGTTGAAGAAGGTTGTTATTAGTTTTTAATTTGCCTTAAGTTAACTTAATTGAGGTTATTTTACCTTGAGAGGAGGTTTTTTATTGTGAAAGAAAGTAACTGAAGTTATTGAATCCTTAGTTAAAGGCGATAAGGTTTTGATGGACAATGGCACCAACCCCTATCAAGGATTTCGCGTATCACTAGATGAAAAGACTATCACAATTTATATTTATGTATCCATATTGACGTTACCTTTCAGAGAACTGAAATTGTAGAAATTTCAAAAATTTAATTGTAAGAAAAGAGAGGATGAGCAACTAATGGCCAGCTATCAAAGAAGGGGAAAGACCTGGCAGTATACTATTAGCGCAAAGCCCAAACCAATTCGCAAAGGTGGTTTTAAAACAAAAAAAGAAGCAGCTATCGCTGCCGCAGAAGTTGAAGCTAACTTAAATAAAGGGGTAAGGCTTCAGCTAACTCCAATACCGTTTGATGAATATTTCGAAAAGTGGGTTGCATTATATAAAAAACAGCTCAAGGGTCCAACCAAGAAGCATTATGAAGATACTCACAAGGAAATCCAAAAATATTTTGGAAATAGTCCAATTCAAGAAATTATTAGAAGCGATTATCAAGCGTTTATAAACAAGTTCGGGTCAACTCGAGCAAAAGAAACAGTTGAAAAATTACACGGCCATATAAGATCCTGCGTCCAGGATGCAATCGAAGACGGGGTTGTGCATGTGGATTTTACAAGGAAAGTAAAACTGTATTGGACTGTGCAAGCAAAAAAAGCGAGCGAAAAACATCTTAACTTTAAAGAAAGTGAATTGCTTTTAAAAGAATTATACAAACATTTATCAGAAGGTTTAGGTTATTATCTATTATTGCTCGGCCTTACATCCGGATTACGTTTTGAAGAATTAGTTGGCTTGACTCGTAAAGATTTTGATTTCGTCCACAATAAAATTCGAGTTAATAAAACTTGGGGATATAAGAAACAATCTCCTCTAGGATTTGGGCCAACAAAAAATGAGCAGTCTAATCGTATTATCAAAATTGACAAAAATACTATGGCTGCATTTAAACATTTATTTGATATCATGCCTCCTAATTTACACGGGCTCGTATTTTACAGTCCAGTTTCTAAATACAAAGTCATTAGCAATACAAATGCGAATAAACTATTAAAAAAAGTTTTATCCGAATTAGAAATTCAACCAATTACCGTGCATGGATTACGTCATACTTACGCAAGTGTCCTACTTTATAAAAGAGTTTCTGTCTATTCTGTTAGCGAACGTTTAGGACATAAGGATGTTGAAACTACAAATAAATATTATGCCCACGTTCTCAAAGAACTACGTGAAGAAGATGATGAAATAGCTGTAAGTGCATTTGAAGAGATGGCTGTGTAA